CCACCACCGCCGTGGTAGCCACTAGTGCGGCAATGAGTAACGGCATTGGAATTTTACTTAACCGCATGCTAAAGATGGACACCCAATATATATAAAATTATCGCGGGTATAATGGCCCACACAAGAGAATACAGATAGCTGACACCTAACCGCCCGGGAGATAGCTTGTCAAGCACCACGTGGATAGCGCCTAGCCATAGATATGCCAAATTGTGCATCATAGCCGCAATCATAATACCAAAGAAAAGTGATAAGACGTCGTGATAAGAAGCACGCCTAACGTAAGGTCCATGTCCGACATGCCCCAGGGTGTCCGTCAATACCGTGTGAAACACAGCCAATGAAACCGCCTCACGTACGTCTACGCCTAACAATATCGGAAAAAAGGCGCCCCAAATTATGTGGGTAAACCATTTCATTATGAGCCCAAAGCACCCAGAGCTATAAAGTATAGAGCCCTAACCCTATGCCTAGTCACCAAGCCAGCATAGCCAGCCGCATATAGAGCCGGCCCAATGAACTTGAAAATGAATATCACGGCTAAATCCAGCAAAATCTGGATAACGTCCGTGCTTTTCGTGAAGGTCTTGAATATGACAAGAGCCGCCACAAGGAGACCTATGTTAAGGATAAACCCGATAAAGGCCCACACAAGACCAAACATAAAGAGCAAAGACGCTATAGCCAAGCCTACAACAAACCCAAGCCCCATAGCCAAAGCAAAGCCGAAAACCAGCAACATAACGCCAAGAGGCACACCGACAAAGATGCCGCCCACAAAAGGCGCAATAAGAGCGGCATAGCCTACGCTCAAATTCTTAAACAAGGCCGTTATGCCAAGCTCTAGAGCCTCAGTAAGCAAATTCCCGACCCTAACCAGAAGCATAACCACCACACCAAACAAAAAGCCAGCCAAACCAGCCAATATAGCCGTGGGAGATATCCCCATTAGAAATCCGTAACCTAGCCCCATAAGAAAGCCAGAAATGATATAGTCGACAATGGTATTAATCAACGTGCCTATGCCAAAGAGTATACCTTGAATCGCCAAGTCGTGAGCTTGACTAACGGCAACCACCCCAGCCCCAAGACCAATGCCAGCCAGCAAACCGTCAACCACGCTATGCCTAGCCCAATAAGCCACGATAGCCATATAGGCGATAATCTGAATCGTGGCTATAGCCGGATTACCAGACAGCCCAACCGCTCCAGCCATGGCACCATGCACAAAAGCCGGCACGAAAGCGGCCAGTAAGCCTAATATACCATACTTACCAATGGTTTCGGCAATAGCAGACATAGAAAAAATTGGGTAGTCGTTAAATAAGTTTATGGGTTAATCGTGAATACGTAGCTACCGCCCGCTGTAGTGTAGACAAGCCACGACCTCAATACGCCCCTATACTGTCTGGGAGGCGTGTCCATGTCAAGCCCATAGGCCACGCCGTTGATGTAATATGTGCCGTATTCTGGGTCAATAACCACGTGTAGAGAGGCGCTAGCCAAGGTGGCTGGTTGTGTCTTAGACGGCACCCACACGTGGACCACGGTATTCGAGATGTTATACTGAAGGTGCCTGTAGTAGATAGCCATGCTTAGAGGCGTGTAGAGCACGTAGCCGCCGCTAGTGCTAAGCCTCACCTGGATACCAGGAAAGTCTTGGACAATGCTGGAGTTGGTAGACGCAAAACCGACAACCGGAATCTCATAGCCGCCGTACTTAATAACCGCAATGCCGTTGGTTATGTTGCCAGACACAGAAGAGCCGCCATAGGCCACTATGGACCTATAGGACCCAACCGCTGAGGCAACTATAGAGTATTGTCCGTTGTTGACGTCTACGTGGTCCTCCACAAGGATTAAGTCAAAACCATTGGCTAGAGCCGCGTTGGGATAAAGCACGTTAGATGGTGCCGAAGTGCCTGTGATGGTTGTCGTGGTGGTGCTCCCACCACCGCCGCCGCTAGTGCCACGGTTAAAGCTAGCATAAATGGCATAGCCTATCAATAGCGCCAATATTAATACAGCCACCACCGTGCCTTTGCCTATTCTACGCCCGTGGCGGATATTAGTACTAGACATGAACATGGCTAATCCACATATTTATAATTCTTACGCCTGTCCTCCACCCCTAGGTTGCTGGGTCAAAGCTTGGACTTGTGACATGATATTACGTGCTTGTTGAATCACCATCACCGCCAACTCATAAGCGGACCTATCCGCCAACTTAGAGAGCTCCTCCAGCAACCTATTAAGCGTGGACTCATAAATCTGAAGCCTTTGCATAATCACCTCCCAAGACTCAGCCGGCCTCTTAGACAACATAGCCCTAAGCCACTCTAGGTATTCCTTCTCATAGATTATCGGCACGTGCCTCAGAACACCATCATCACGCACCAAAGCCCCAAAAATGACACAAGTCCGACCCTCACACTTGGCATTTTCCCAGTTAATCCTAACCGGCATAAAGGCATTGCCAAAGATAATACCGACCTCACCCAGCCTTAAGTCATAAAACATTTCCGTGATGTCAACGCCCCTAGGCGAAATCACCACTAGGTCCGCCACAAAGACCCTTAAGGTGTCCGGCAACACCAAAGCCTCTACGTAGACAGAGCCAAATCCTGGCTTAACATATTTCATGACTTGGCTAAACCTATCGGGTGTCATTGGGAGGCATTTCTGCCCCACGCCAAACATAGTGCTCCACGTGCTAGACAGACATAGCTTTTCGGTATCCACGTCAGCATCCCACGTTTTCCCCGACATTCTATCAATAATTTTTATTTTGGGCACGGATTATAGAACCGCCCCACATATAAATCTATCATCGAGATATTAGACCGCTGTAGCCGAGATAAAGCGAGAGGTCCTCCGGACCACGCCGAGAGATAAAAGTCTAACCAAGTTTAGAGGTTTGTAAATAGAAAAAAGTTGGGATTAGGAAAGGCCCACAAGACTGAGGGCCTTTCTGGCTAGCTTAGCCTCCTCAGAAAGGTAGTCCTTAGCGAAATACCTCACCGCCAGCCTAGGATTCCTCTCATAGAGCCTCTCCAGCCTCCAGAAATACAGAGTCTGGAATATGTAGAACATAGAGGCAAACACCAAATAGAGCAACACAAACCCAGCCAATATAGTTGATATAATCAACGGCAGAGCCCACCTAGAAAATATAAGTGGCAATTTGTACACGTACACAGCAATTATGTAGCTAAACAAGGCCAGCTCAATAGCTACAGTAATGAGAAACTTGTCAAGGTATTTGTTGCGGTATTTCCTGAAGGGATTCCTAGCCGTCATATCCGCCTATAGATGATGTCTAGTATCTTCTTGATTTGAGGCTTACAATCACCGCAATAGGCATGCCTTAGCTTGTCCAAGAGGCCGGTATACTCCACCATGAAATAGTTGGTGCCGTCATAGACACGGCCGCAAATCTCACACTCAATCCTGTCGGAGACGTTAAGAAACGCCGTAGCCCGCAACATGATCTCTTGTTTAGTATAGGACCTACCGCCCTCCACGACTACCAGAAGGCCGTCGGAGCGTATAGGTGCCAAATAGAGCCTCTCTAGGTTTTTGGGCCTCCTCTTCTTGGGTCTAGTTTGAGTTTTCATGTCTATAATAGATAATTAAAAGGACCTGTCACGTTGTCTATTGGTGGCATATGCGTATTCCTCTTGTTGATGCGCCTGATAGTAGTCTTGATATTGCTGGTAATAGCGCCACCACTGGTATAGGTAGTGCGCGTATTCCTCCAGATAGGGGTAATACGGAGTCCTCACCACCTTAGTCACGTTGGGGGTCCTAATCAACGCCTGAAGGAATAAGCTAGACACAAAGAATAAGAGAGCCATAGCGCCACTGATAGCAACGCCCCACACGCCCCCATATTCGGCAATACCGACAAAGGGGATAAAGTGGAATAAGCCCCTCTGAAGCCCCAGCTCATAAAGCCCAAAGAAGATAAGCACGATAGTCCACAGACCCAAGCCAGCTAAGCCCCACCTAACCATCAAGTCGGAGAGAAAGTGCCTCATTGACGCCCTACTCTCCCTATCAACTAGCGTAAACAAGACAGCCAACACGAAAGCAAACAGAAACATCCACTCGATATTGGTAAGCAACACCTGTTGCGCATTGTAATCATTGACTATGTCCGCCGTGGCAAAATTAGGCATGAAAAACTTTTCCTTGTGATATTTAAGCCTATCTATGCCGCATCTTAGAGAGCACCCTAGCCACCCCCAGCACGTAGTTGTCACCTATGGACCTGCCAATGTAGTAGAGGTTAAAGTAAAGGCTCTTGGGAGAGAGCCTAGGCACAGCCTCAGCAATCTCCCTAGCCACCACCTCCGGATTCTCACCCTTAGCCTTAGCCTCAGCAATGATGTCGGCCACCTTACCCAATTCCATAGTGGTTAGCGATATATAGTAGTCGGAGACACGCCTAAGCATATCGCGCGTCTCACTATATATCCTAGCCACCTCTGGGTCGGTATAGATATGCCTCATAATCTTAGGGTCAAGCATAGAGGCCACCCAGTCAGTCCTACCGAAAGCTAGTCCGGCCATGCCCCTAGCCAATGCGTCGGCAATATCCGGCCTAATGTCCTTAGCCTCCTCCAGATACGTGCGGGTATACCAATACATGAATTCCATCTTATTCTCAGAAGCGTTGGGAGTCCGCCACCCCATAATCCAATCAGCCCAATTAGTCACCTCCCTACCCTCCTCTACGGCCTTACGCGCCTTCTCCTCAGCCCACACACGTATCTCCTCCGGCTCAGAGCCCTTAGGTTGGTCACCCGGAGACGTCTCAGACTCTATTTCCTCAATAGCCGACTCTGTTTCAAACGCCAGCTCCTCCGGAGTGTCAGATACGTCTAGTCCAAAGCCCTCATTGAATTCATCAAACGCGCTCATATTCCCTCAGCCAGAACAACCTTCTAAGCTTTAGGTTAAGCCACGCCATGGGGTCATTTTCATTGACGTAGTAGTCAATGAGTTCATCACCAAGCCACCAAACCCTAAGAATCCCAAAGTCCTCATAGATGCCTTGTTTCAAAATCCGCCTAGCCGTCAGAGCCCAATGCATCTTGTCGGTATAAGGCATCATGTCATATATGGCATGATACCACCGACGTCTATACGGCAACACTATATGCCACGCCTCAATCCCCTTAGAGCCAGAGCGGTAGTGCCACCAAAAAACCGCACGCTCTAAAAGCTCCTTGGGAGGGGGTAAGTTACTATCCCAGTCAATAGATGGGTAATACCTATGCTCAGAAGCCTCCCCCTTAAGCATTATGTGGTGGCTAAGCCCAATAACCGGGAGTCCGGACTTAACGTAGAACTTAAGCGCAAAGTACAAATCAACGCCGTTGAATTTCGTGGCACACACGTAGTAGGCTATAATCCTCTGAAACCGACAATCCGGATTAACGCACCCGGCCACCTTAGTCCGCCGACACTCGAAATACTTAGTGACAAGCGGCTCAAAAACGTTGACGTAAGTCTGCCACTGCCACCTAGAC